GACGGTCGGGGCATAAACCTTGCTGGATTGGTTATCCGACGTTTCGCGCAGTGCGAAACCGTAGACGTTGCCTGTGCCGATCTGGCGCAGAGCACCTTTAGCAACGCCGCCGGTGGGCGTGTTAATGACGACGCTGTCAGTATATTGCAGGTCGTCTCTGAGATAGATTGCCATAGAGGCCTCCTTGTAGATTAAGATTTGCGCCTTCGCGCTTGATCTCCTCCAGTCGGCACCTCTCCGGCATCGTTAACAATATACGGCATGTCGCTGCTACTGTCATCACTATTAGATGCGTTAACAGCGACAGTGTCGCTCTGCACTGAGTTATCCATAGCGATATCGCTCAGTGTTATCAGATGCGCAGATAATACTCTACGCAGTCCTGTTTGATTGTCAATCATTGTTCACTCCTTCAGTTCTGCAGGTCAGGATCAATGTCAATGCCGTACGCGTTAGACGATCGGTTAACCCTGTCAGTTCCACCGAGCGCAGGAGCCTGCGCAGGATTGGATTTCTGCTGCGGTTTATCCTCGCGCTTCTGGTTATCCGACGGATTGCCAGCCGCGGCTTCCCATATCTCGCGATATTCTGCAATAAACTCGTCTGCGGATTTCTCAGGGTCATCACCCGGGACAAACCTGTCGATGCGCTTGTTAATCAGTGCCTGCAGGCCGGCTGGCAGAGTAGCAATCTTTTGCTGCAGGACCGGGAAGGCCCTGTATTTAACAAGTTCTCTCTGCAGCTTCTCGGCTTCTGCAGCTTTATTTTGCAGCTCTTCAATCTTCGGCTTGTACTGTTCGGTTAACTCCTCGCGAATCCTATTTTCGAGCTCAATCGCCCAAGCTTGGAACTCTTTATCGCCACCGACGTAGACAGTGCTGCCGTCGCGTCTAACCATTTTGCGCCCCAGAAGCTCTTCTGGCGTGGTTATCTGCCAGATGTGCATGTTTCGCGATCTGAGTTCACGGACTAATTCCTCGAATGATACGTCTTTAAGGTTCATTCTTGTTTTCCTCTCCGGTTGTTGTTGATATTCATACTCCTCGGCATATACGACACCAATTTGCCGCGCCTCGGCAAATGCAGGTCGCTGGTCTCTGCGCAGCAGTGCGATGCCGAGGACGTCAATGATCCTGCGAACAATCGCAATTCTCTTACTACCCTGCGCGTCCTCTGACTGTACTGTTACCTCAATTGAGACATGAGGATAGTCGTCCGCCTGCGCTCGATGCTGCGGCGGCCAGTACGCGACAATCACTGCGTATGTTCGCCCGCCTGATCTGATAACAGACGCGCCTAACACCTCTGCAAGACCCGGACGGTCTGCAGCTCTCGTTGACTCAGCGATCGTCTGCGCCTCAGTGTGTCCGCCGAATAGTTTCGTCCCGACTTTGATTGACTCAACGAGCTGTATGATTGCATCTGCAGTCCATCGGATAACCCCACCAGATCGACCTCTATCAGTTATAACAGACGGCGTAGTATCGCCATCTGCTGCTATGACGTATGCGCGAATCATCGGCTCACTATCGAGCCGCTTGATCTCAGCGAGACGATCAGCATCACACATTGCAATGATGTCGTCGCGTGTCAGGCTCAGTGTCTGTCTGCAGTGCAGTATGATTCGCCGGCTCATTCATCGCCTCCGGATTGCAGTGATAGATTGCGAGTTATCAGATCAGCAAGCTGCACAGATTCGTTAACCGACCGGGCCGACTCAGCTTCATCCGCCTGTCGTTCGAGCTCAGGATCGATTCCGGGCACCTGTTCGCGCACAGTCTGCTTACTCACGACTCCTGCTTGATACAGAGGCAGCCATACGTCAGCAACGCGCTGGATCGATGATAGCATAATGACAGGTAGAGTAACGACGATGCTATCAGGTTGTAACTGCTCGCCTGTTTCCTGCATGTATAACCTGCAGGCTTTCATTGCGTGTTCGCGACATCCTGATTTCCATGCCTCGCGCTCTCGCGCTGTTGTTGCATTGATCAGCTCATGCATATCGTCTGCAGTGGCCCTGTTACTCAGTAGCTCCGGGAAGCCCATGTAGTGCACAGGCACGCCAGTAACGCCTGAGATAATCTGCGCGCACATTGTGATCTCTCGCAGGATCGACTGGTTAGCCTGCCCGGAAGGTTCAGCGTAGGACATTGAGCCGGCCACGACGTAAAACTCGCCTCTGCTGTTATCGAGTCGAACGTTAGGCGTACCGCGAGCCTGATCGCCGAACAGTGCCAGTCGTATCTGGTTAGCCGTTGCCTCGTCCTGCGCGGTTAACACTCTAACAGGGCGACCGTATAACCTGTTATTGCCGCGTAAATCATCCATAGCTGCGGCGATTGCGTTGATCCTGTCCAGCACAAGGCCCGTTCGCGGGATCGTTGTGTGCATGCAGTAACCCGATTGCTCGGCTGTGGCCCCAGCAGTTTTGATGTATGTCGCATTGTTACGATCGATCTCTACTGCCCGACCCGATGCGTCAGAAAACGATACAGCGCGAAACTCTTCACCGTCCTCTGGATCAGTGAGAATTGTATACTGCCACCTGATCCATGGCAGTGAGCGAGTCCTGATCTGGACATTGCCGTCATCGTCACGTGTGACTGTGTTAATCAGGACTGCTCGACCCTCGAGCTCACTATCGCGCACCCATGCGAGACCACGACGCCCGCTAATCTGATTGTACGCAGCCCATCGCGTTAACCACTCGTTAGTCGCGGGGTCATCGCTGCGAACGTTGATGCCGTTGCCTGCGATCTGAGCTGCGCGAAAATCAACAATCTCCCGGACAAGACCTGACCCTCGTGTATCTATACCTGAGTATTGACGATAGAGTGCGCCGATGACTGATTCGTACGATGTCGATGTTCCACGCCCGAAGTCCGGCCCGGTTAACGCTTCAGCATAACCAGCGGCGTAAACCGTGATGCGTCTCATCACTGCATCACGTAACGCAGATATGATGCCCATGTTTCGCATATAATGTTATTCTGTCGGTTAACGCAAGCATTTTAATACGTCCCGACAATCGGAGCACTCGCGGCACTGTACCTCCGCCACAACTCAAACGCACCGGATACAGCATCGATCATGTCATCATGCGCGCCGTCCGGGAACATGTGTGCCTCAGCGAGAAAATCATCGACGTTCGCACCGGGCAGCCTCAGCAGATAGACCCGCCCCTGTTCGACTAACGCTGACCACTGCTGTGCTCTTTGCACCTTGTCGCGTTCCGGTCTTACAGGCGTCCATGATCTGCCATATCTCGCGGCTAACCCCATGAGCTCATGCGACATTGCCTTGCCTGATGCCCCGCCCTCCTCTTCACCGCCGTGTATCACATAATCAGGATCATGCTCGATGCATGATCTCACCCATTCGCGAACAGTGGCCCACGTTGCCCGTCTTCGCTGGACATAGATGTAATAGTTAGTCGAGTCTGTGTATAACACTGCTGTTGCGGTATAATCAGGATCGCTTGATCGCAAACTGCGTTCAGTCGCTGCAAAGTCCCAGTAGCGGAAGGCCCGCAAACCACGTGGGATTGAATCAACAAACTGAAACCATTGCCGATTAAGAACGAGACCTGACCCCTCTGCTATGTCCCAGTCGCCATATTTCAGTCGTTGACGCTGTACATAAGGCAGCATGTCCAGATTGCGTCTGTACTCGTCGGTTAACGCTGGGTTATCCGCCCACGACATTGGAATATATGTCCTCGACCATGCACCGTCTTCGTGTGACTCGCATTCGACCTCTGATCCGTCCTCGGCTCGTCTGAACCATCGTAGCTCACCCGGTTTAGCTGGGTTCGGATAACGCCGATCGACCCATGGAGCCCACCTGCGCTTAACCCACTCGCTGCCGGGGTTAGACGATGCAACGACTCGCGTTCTGATGCCCGATCCGCGAACAGTGCGAACGCGGCTGAACATGTACAGATACTGCTCCTCCTCAAAATGACTTAACTCATCAAAGCCGATGTACTGCAACTGTGAGCCCTGATAACGATAATAGTCGTAACGGTTAGCCATGTGGAGGAATCTTATTGTCTCGCCGTTGCGGAACGTCCAGATGTGCTTTGACTCATTATATGTACCGCCGGCATACGGATACCAGTCGCGAGATACTGCAATAAGCCCGTCTGCTCCCTCAAGCTCTGGATATGTGCGTCTAACCAGTGCGGCGTTATAACCGCGCTTGCCGAGCTCAAGCATCGCGCCGATAACCAAACATAGTGACTTACCACCGCCCGCCGCTCCGCCGATAAGAGTCTCGTACGCAGACGTTCGCAGGAATTCTGCCTGCGCGTTATTGATCGGTCGGAATATTCTTACTCGACTTTGTGCTGCTATCATTAAGCACCTTATCGTTAGGCGACGTCAACAATGGCCCGGGCAGTGCGCGCCAGCAAGCGGGCAAACGTCTCGCGCTCCATCAAATGGCCCTTCGCCGCCGTTGTGATGGCGCGATCGAACTGAGCTTCAAGCTGCTGGCGAACGTCGTAATGCCCTTCGACCGAGCCCTGGCAGAGATAGGTGCCCAGGATTTCCGCCGCCTTTGCGAGGTGGTACTGCGTCATCAGCTCCCAGGCAGGACGTGCGTCCTTTCGACGCTCAGCCTCCTCAAGGAACTCAGGCTCTCGTTCGCGCTGCTTTTCTCGAAGTTTCGCAACGCCTGACTGTACCCCGTCGAGATCTTCCCACCCTTGTTTTCGCAGAAGCCTGATCCAGATATCCATAACCGTTGAACTGACTTCATCACCCCAGTTGGCCGAATCGTGGTAAAGGGATTGCGTATTAAATGCTGATAGCAACCTCCGAACATCAGGGTTCCGATCGCCCAACACCCCCAGACAACCGATGCGGACCAATTCAGACGCCTTCTGTAGCGGCTTGTCCGGAAGCGGCAGTGCCCTCGCCATCTGGAACGCCTCAGCCGCGGCTGTACGCAGCGCGTCCGTGTCATCCGATTCCAACAGGGCAAAAACACGTAATTCAAGGGCATTCGCAAGAAAGCGCATATTATCGTGCTCCGTTATCATTGACCTGTATCCTATCGTTAGGCGACGTCATGATAATCACCGACGACCCTGCTTGCTGCGGCTCATCTGTGATCATGCCGGTTAACCTCAGGACGTGTTCACGCGCCTTACTCTTACTGTCGAGTGTGATGTTAACGCGCTCACGTGTGCCGTGTGGAGTCTCGATGCGCTCCACGCTGATCGACTGGATCGGGCCGCCTGCAGCTCGCACGCGCTTAATATCGATTCGGCCTGATTGATCGAGATATTGCGATATATCACTGCTCAATGTCTCATCCAGTGATCTGATGACGAGCTCGCGCAGACGTGCTCTGCGAGCATTGATCGCTCTGTCTGTCTCCTCGTCGATTATGCGCTGGATGTTAGGATCTCTTAACAACTTAGATGCACTGACTGCAGCACCTCTGCGATCCGCGTCAGGGTACGCAACGCAGTATGCGCGCGTCGCGTTATAGTCCTTGAGATACTCGATAATAAATGTTCTGCGGCGCAGGTTGATGCTCTCAGGCCAATCGATGACATGCTCTGCATCTGACTGTTGATCTGTTGCAGATTGATCATGTGATTGCTCGACTGATCTACGAGTAGATTTTTTTTTGACTGGTGGTTTGACTGATTTTTTCAGTTTTGCGTCGGCCATCGCGGTTATAATACATGGACGACCAGATTCTGTCAACAATTGTGCGCCGCACACAAACAAAAAGGCCTGCAGTCTCAATCAGCACTGCAGGCCTTGCGCTGTCTGCAATACTATCGATTATCCGTCAATCTCAACCTCGACAATCGCGTAGTAATTCGGTGTGTATATCCCGTCCTCTCTATCTGAGGCCTCGTATGCAGCAAGCTTCTGAATCGCCTCTTCGTATGTCGTGCAATCCTCGATAGGATTGCCTGCCTCTCTGTCCTGAATCTGATATACGATCATTTTATTTTCCTCCGATTTGATTTTTGCGTTTGCGCCTGCGGGCGGTGTGCTGTCAACGATGCTTCGGAACCTCGACGATCGGGCCATACTCGCGAACATATCGCAGCAGCTCGTCCTCATCATGCCATTCTGTCGGTATTGGCTCTCCCTGCAGGTCCTGATACTGACTGCCGGGGGGGTATACAAGAGCAATCGTCTCCTCGCCCGTTTGACCGCCGCGGATCGGGCCGGTCTGCGCGAGCAGTGTCTGCTCATCGACTGTCTCGATATATCCAGCAGCAAGCAGCAGCTCGTTGTCTGTCATGCCCGGCTGCCACGCGTTGTTCAGAGCATCGTTCAGCCATTTGTCGCGCTGCTCCTCGTCTTGATAGATGTAGCGCTCAGTATGCGTAGCGATCTCACGCACGCGCTCGATTTGTGCTTCGTAGGCCTCGTTGCTGATTGTTTTGTTCGTCGTCATGGTCGTTACCTCCTCAACCCAATCTACATATAATATACGACAATCGCAAAAATTATTCAAGCATTTTTTCTTCTCAAAGCCCGCCCGAACACTAATTTTTTTACATTTTGAGACTGTGTCTCAATTAGACCCCGGACTGGTAATCTCCCGGGGATTGCAGCACAATCCCGTGATGCACCGCAGCCCAGCGCCGAACGCGCTCATAATACTCCTCAGCGTCTGCTGTGGTCATCTCGCTCGTTCTAACGATTCGCGGCGGAGCGAGAGGATTGTCAGCATATTCGCGAGAGTGCTCAGACAGCAATATCTCATGCATCTCCGCATCAGAATATCCGAATTCCGCAGCCAGAGGTCTAACGATACAGGACCAGTAATATCTGTTCTGTGCGACACTCCTGACTCGCTCAGTACTGACGACGACATGCACACGCCTGCCGGTTAACGTTTTGAGGCGGTTAACGACACTGGCATCTTCAGGGACAATCTCGCCTGCATCGTTAACCACCGCAGAGAATGTTATCGATCTCCTGCTCATCTATACCTCCCCGTATAACCACAGCAACCGATCCGCATATTCTGCCAGTGCCCGACTGCGCAGCCAACGGACACGATCCGCCAACGTTTTGTTGCGATCATAATCTGCATGGCACACCCGGCACAGGGTTATAATGTTATCCGCATCCGCAGGATCGTATCGCACCAGCGCAACGTTGCGCGGGAGCAGGTGCGCTCCATCCAGCATCACAACTGCACCACGCGCACCGCAAGACTGACAGGTATAACCATCGCGCTTCTTAGCTGAGCGTATCGCAGCACTGATTCTGCGCGAGCGATTGTTCATTCTCTACTACACGGCTATCGTCATAGAGCTCAGGCGTATTCTCACCGTACAGGTACGCGATAGCGTTCTCATACAGCGTCGCTTGCGACTGACGCAGCATGTAGACGTGTGATTCGGCTAACGCTTCAGCATACGAGTTATCGCACAGATACACCGTTGCTCTGTCGTATACGTCAGCAGTCGAACGATCGAACAGTAATGCTGCGGACTGATCCATCAGGACAACATGCGCCTGATCCCGTAGCAGAGCAAACGCTGTGCCATACAGCACTGCATGAGCATCGCCGCATAGAGTAACATGCCCCCTATCAGCTACATCAACGACAGCGTTCTGGTAACTATGTCGGATAACTATTCCCCGCGCTTCAATCACGATTCGCGCCTCCTCGTCTAACGTATCAGGCAGCGCATCAAGCTGTTCCTGCGTCAGTATTCTGATCCGTTGCATATTTAACCTCCTCATCAATTTATCACGTTATCAGATTGAGCTTGCAACATCTCTGTCTCGCTGTATACGCGTCTGCTGTTGTCATACAGGTCCGGATCATGTCTGCCCGTAGCGTACACTATAGCATTGCCGTACAGCCCAGCATGCGCATCCATGAACATATACACACGTGCATGATCGAACGCGTCTGCATATGCCCGATCGTTGAGATATACGATCGCTCTGTCATAGACGTCTGCGCTCGCTCGATCGTACAATAACGCTGCAGACTGATCGCGCAGAACAACGTGAGACATATCGCGTGCCACAGCGAAGGATCTACCATAAAGCACAGCGTGAGCATCGCCGTAGAGAGTAACGCAATATCGCCCTCTAACCTCCACGACAGCGTTATAATAATCCTGTCGAATAACGATGCCCGACCTCTCGATCAGTATTTGCGCCCCATCGCGAAATCCGTCTGGCAACGCGTCAAGCTGTTCCTGTGTCACTATCCGGATCATCTGCATTGTTAACCTCCTCTTGAGTTGGCCACCCGGCAAACATAGTCCTCGCCATCGCAGCATGCGCTCGCGCAGCATTGCTATTGAGGACGCTCTCGATTATATCAACGTCGATACGTCTGCGATACCAGTGCGACCAGCGAACCAGCATGTCCTGCAGATCATCTGATAGCAGCTTCCATCGCTGATACGCGGCATCGTCAGCAAACATCCTGTTATCGATCACGCGCATGACCAGTCCTTGAGCCAGTTCAACAACGCGGCTCGCTCTTCCTCAGTCACAGTCCTGTTACGTTCAGCGGCTCTTCGCGCTTCCAGCTCTTCATGATACCGCCTGAGTTCCTCAAGCGGGTTGAGGTTAACCGAGCGAGTCTGCTCTGTCTGATCTGCAACGGCTGGCTGTTTCGCTGTGTCAGTCTGTTCTGCAACGACGTGACGCTCTGTCTCATGCTGGACCTGAGCAACCGGTCGTTCTGGCTCTGTCTGCATCGCGGTCATTGGCGGTCTCTGTTCGTTTTCCATCTGTACATCTCCTTTTTTTTGCTTTTGCGGCTCTGTAATCATATGACTATCATTGTTATATATGTATATCTGTGTGTCATTCTGTCGGGGTAAGCCAGTCATTCTGTCGGGGTTACCCCGACAATCTGACGTCTCATTCGGCATTTTGACGGGGTCGGCAATCTGTCGGGGTCGGCAATCTGTCGGGGTAGCCTGCACAGAGAAACCAGCGGCGCGCAGGACCATTGCGCCTCGCTCTGTCACGTAGATATTGCGCACAGGCCCGCGCAGCTCAATCCGTATCATGTCATTGTCTGCGAGCACGCGCAGATAACGCTGTATCGTGCGCTCGCTGCGACAGTACATGCTCGACATGACTGAAGTGCGCAGATAGTAGTTAGTCGCGTAACAGTAACCCGCGTTCCGTGCGAGCTGCTCGATGTCTGACAGCAATCGCAGATGCTGCCCTGTGAGCCTGCGCTCTGTGCTCATATCAGCCACCTTGCTATAAGATACACTGCTGTCCATGCAACGATGGACAGCAGGACGCCCTCAACCGCTGGCACAAACCAGCGCATATGATCATTGCGCGAATCATGCTCGCGCATATTATGCTCGTGTTCTGTCACTCTGTTCCTCCGTTAGTCTCTTGATCACCTGTTTAACCAGATAGGGCCAGCGATCGTCGCTGCGCGCATAGCGCAGATAACGCTGATACTGATATGCTGCAGCAGAGTGATCTGACCAGCCCATTTTGTCTGCGATAGCGCGATACGTCATCATGTAATGCTCTCGCATAACAGCAATCGCGAGACGACGCACAGTCACTGCCTCCTGCACGCGCAGCGATGCGCAGGACTCATAATCAACGCCCAGCTCGTCTGCGCAGTGCTGCAATAGTCGGTTAACGTTGATGCGCATGGTTTTCTCCTTATAATATCACGACTGAGCTTGAGGCTCGCGTGGCTCGTGCCGCGTGCTGCGCTGCGGCGGATCGAGATAGCCTGCAGCTTCGAGACTGCGGCGCAATAATGACGCGACGACAGCTCGCAGCGTCGGACTCGCCAGTCTCAATTCGCAACGCGCATACTCGAGCACAGCATCGACCACGTCGTCATCAATGACGACCATTGCGCCATTGATTGAGCGTTTGCCGGTTCGCTTAATAGGTTTCGGCATAGTATCCTCCTTAGTAGTAAGTGATTATAGACATGTAACATACAATCAGGCATCCGTCAAGCCTCATTTTTTTTCTCATAATTCCGGCTGTAGGAATAATTTTTGATTGACTGATAAATGTTTATGCTGTATGCTGAGCGACGAGGAGGTGCACATGAAAGAACAAATTACTATTATAATCCCTGTCCGCAGAGGCAGTCCAGTCTGTGATACTGATCCAGATCGCGACGATCACTCGCAGCTCTGGGCGCATGTGAGACTGCTATGTGCTGCGCGTCTCGGTGACGTGATAGAGTGCATTGATATAGTGCACGATCAGATTGTCGAGTCTGTCAGCGCGAAACATTATATGTTCGGATACGAGATTAACAACTGAGGAGGTTAACGATGTTTACAAGAGCAACAAAAAAGCAGGCGCGGCTTCGAGCTGCGCTCTATGGCCCGCCGGGCGCGGGTAAGACGTTTTCAGCTCTGTCTATCGCGACAGGGCTTGGCGAGAGGATCGCTGTGATCGACACAGAGCGATGCTCAGCGAGCAAATACGCAGGCCAGTATGTGTTTGATGTTTGCGATCTCGACGATCGCAGCGTTGACTCATATATCAGAGCAATCACCGCTGCAGCTCAGGCTAAATATGATGTGCTGATCATCGACTCGCTCAGTCACGCATGGCAGGAGCTGCTGGTCGAAGTCGAGCGACTCGCAGCAGCTAAATTCCGTGGCAACACGTGGTCCGCGTGGTCAGAGGGCACGCCAAAACAGCGGCGGCTGGTCGATGCGATCCTGAGTTATCCGGGCCACGTCATAGCGACGATGAGAAGCAAGATCGAATATGTGGTCGGCGAACATAACGGCAAAACAGCTCCGCGTCGCGTAGGTCTTGCTCCTGAACAGGGCAAGGGGATCGAATATGAGTTTGATCTGTTAGTCGAGCTATCTCAGGAGCATATCGCGCACGTCGTGAAGGACCGATCAGGACTTGCGCAGGACAGATTGATTGAGAAGCCGGGCCCGGAATTCGGACGCGAGCTTGCCGCATGGCTGAGCGACGGCCAGCCTGTCCAGCAGACACAACCAGCACAGCCCGCACAGCCGCAAAAGCAGCCAGCACAGCAGGCGGAAACGAAAACCGCTGCGGTTAACGCAGAGATTCAGTATCATCCCTCGCTGCATGATCCGGTCTGGGGTCTGATACCTGCCCTTCCTCGCGCGCATTCTGTCGATATGGTTAACCAGCTTCGCGAGTGGTGGCAGGGCAAAAAGGCTAAACTGCCGCAGCACGTATATGATTATGGTCTGAGAATGCTCGCGACGCGCGAAGAAGAACTGCTACCTGAGGAGGTTAAAAAATGAGACTGACTAACACTCAAGGACTGCCTGACGCTATCGTGCAGGCGGTCCGGAATGAAAAATACAGCCGCGGCGATGCGGACTACAGCGCGACAGAGCTGATCGCACCTGCTCGCATTGTACAGCTACGCAGACGATATGCAGATGAGATCGAGATCGACGTCTCTGAGCGTGTCTGGTCTGTGCTCGGCTCAGCAGTCCATGCGATACTCGACCGGGCGAACGTGTCTAACGCTCTGCAGGAAGAGCGCATATATGCTGAGCTACTCAATCGTAGAATCAGCGGGGCCAGTGACCTGTACGAGCATGACGGCACGATCACTGACTACAAGGTCACGTCAGTCTATACGTCAATTTACTGCAGTCGTATCGATGACTGGACAGCACAGCTCAATATCTATGCGTACCTGTTCAGATCGATAGGGTTCGCGGTTAACCGACTCCAGATCGTTGCAATCTATCGAGACTGGCGGGCTTCAGACGCAGAGCGCAATGCAGACTACCCGCGCTCCATGATCGAGCAGATCGACATAGAGCTCTGGCCTGAAGCTGTGCAGCGATCATATATCGAGCAACGTCTGCAGCAATTGATTGATGCTGAGTCACAGTCAGACGATGAGCTGCCAGAGTGCACGTCTGAGGAGATGTGGCAGCGGCCTGCATCGTATGCAGTAATGAAGAAGGGCAATAAAACTGCGCGGCGTGTCCTGCAGACTCGCGAAGAGGCTGAGCAGTATATCAGCGAGCAGAGTAAGCCTGCTGATTATGAGATTGTGCATCGTCCCGGTCGGCGTATCAGATGCGAGAGCTACTGCGACGTATCTCGCTGGTGCAGTGTCTATCAGCGATATGCTCAGCAGAGCAATGGCGAGGAGTGATGTATGACAGACATGAATCACGTGTTCATTGTGGGTCGGTTAACCGCCGACCCTGAACTAAAAACGATACAGAATAACGTGCAACTGTGTCGATTCTCAATCGCTGTGAATCGCAGTTACACGCGAGACGACGGACGCGAGGAACAGGAAGTCTCGTTTTTTCAGTGCACCGCGTGGGCGCGGATCGGCGATGCGATATATCGCTATGCTGGCAAAGGCCAAAAGATCGCTATAGCCGGGCGATTGCGACAGAATCGCTGGCAGGATTCTAACGGCGTTAACCGCAGCGCAGTCGAGATTGTAGTCACGTCGTTCCAGCTATTCGGTCAGCCGGGATCGGCTAACTCTCAGAGCGATGCAATAGATGATCCGGAGGATGTCCCGTTCTGAGCACAAGATCAATCGAGATCAATCTACCCTACCCGCCGTCGGTGAATCACTACTGGAGGCGGGCAGGCAATCGAACCTATATATCGCGTGAGGCTGTCAGATATATCAGCTCAGTGCATGACGCTGTCATGCAGTCTGGCACCCCTCACTCTCTCACAGACAGAGACATATCAGCAATCATATATGTTTATCCGCCGGATAGACGTCGCCGGGACATTGATAACGTTCTTAAGGCGATCCTCGACGCATTGCAGCGCGCTGGTGTGTATAACGACGACTCGCAGATCAGCACAGTGTACATTGAGCGATGCGAGCCTGTGTGCGGCGGAGCTGTGCGAGTGATCCTCTCAACGTTAGAGCGCGGGCAAAAAAATTGCCCGCATTGCGCGGGCGATGAGGTAAGACCGAGCGAGCCCGATAGTCGCTCGTGAGGAGGTGCGATCAGGATGAAGACGCATAGACAGATAAGCACAATCGATGCAAACGTCAACCGTTAATCACTTACGTTGCGCATACATGATGCGGATTTTCCCGACCTGCCCGGTCACGTTCTCTGTATAACCCTTTAGCCATGTTTTATTGTAACGAACATAAGCACCATTGCGGATAACGTATGCCGTCGTTGCATCACCGAACGGATCATGCACAATCCAGTTTTCCCCATCATCACCGACAACCAGCACAATGTGACCACCGCGAAGACCCGGAAGCTTGTTCGTGCCGATGATGACCGGGCCCGAATGTAGAGCTTCGGTTAACTCTTCAGCGGTCCCGTCGTTGATACGCATAACAACATTATGCTCAGGCAGTCGACTCTCAATCCCGGCTCTTTGTACCGGCCACCAGAGCGATGTATAACCCGTGATCCACTGCATTTGAGCCATGGCGCGCTTGGCTATTGGTGCGGAACCTACCATGACCTCAATGTCTCTGATATAATCAGCAAGGCCAGCATCATCAGCAGGACGTCTCAGATGATAACATATCAGCATCCATGCGGATGTTGAGAAGCATTGTGACCATGCGCCGAATCGCCCGTCGAACGAGTAATTGTCTCGCTGGCTGTTATAGTCTACGGTTAACCTCATCGCTCATACTCCTTAAGACATTCTGGTTCTGGTATCGTGCATGATTGCCCCGGTACGATACGAGCAGGCAGCCATGATTGCTCAAGCTCTCGGACCCTCAGCCACGCGCAGCGGGCATCACGCTCAGCGGCCCTCTTATAACACTGCTGTCGGATAACCTCAGCGCGAAGGTCTTTTGCATGTTTAGCAAGTGCATTATATTCGCGCCATGTCGGCCCGCGGTTAACGTCTGTTACAATAGCAGCATCAGGTATACGCACACGGCCTGCAGTGTAACGATTATTGCCTGCCAGTGTGCTGCAACCTATCATACTCGCGAGCATCAGGAACGATAGAATCAGGACGTTCAACGGGCTCTGGCAGTGTGTATCTCTGTGACAATCGTGCATATGCATAGTAACCACCGATCGAGAGCACTATAATCAGTATAACGATGACCTCGAAGATTCGATCAAGGCGGGCGGAGTATAACCTTTCAAGCATCGTCATTGCCTCTTTTAGATCGATCCTGTACCAGCAACCACGCTTCGCGAGCGAGCGGATACAGTAACAGTATGAATCCCGTTATCTGGATCAGATTGCTGTGCAGCTCAATCTCCCAGATGCGCACAGGCGACGTCTCAAGGAGCTGTCCTGCAATGAGCATGATTGCTCCGACAATGCGATAGACATTGCTCGATCGCAGAATCGGTCGGTTAACTCTGTCAGTCCTGTTTCTGGCCATGTTTAAGCTCGTACAGTATGGATCGTTGAAATTCTGTCAGGTTATCAGTTATACGCCTCTCCAGCTCAGTGATTCGGTCATCAAGACGTTCTTCGAGACGCAGAAGCCTGTTTGTAAGATCGTTCATAAATCGTTTATCTTCATCGCGAAGGGCCTGTATAATCTGCACGGACGTCCGTAACTGTTCGATCGCCTCATCAGTGCGCCGTGTATGCGCTTTGATCTGGTCAATACTATTACGCAGGTCTGCAATCGTGTCGCTGTTACTCGATATGATAGCCTCACGTATCTCATCAATGTGCCCTCTGTGCAGTAGCTGAGGTATTATCCGCGCGTAATGCGTTGCTATCGCGCCGACGATCAACGCAATCAGGCCGGTTATGATGTAGTCGTCGCGTATCATGTTATGATGCGCCCGTTGTCTGCATAATGTGCGCGATTGAGCAGCGCGTCAAATCGAATAAATCCTCTATCACTCAGATGCACGCCGTCTGAGAATAACCGTGCCCGCGGCCAAAGGCCCATTGTCGCGAACCGTTTCAGAGAAACAAACACAGCATTGTTACCCTGCGTCACGTCACCGCGCACAGTATCAATCATAAGCTGCTCGGCTAACCATGTGTGCTGCGTCAGATATAAGTCGAACACAGGCGGCAAACCATACAGGATTATTCGAGCTTGTGGCCATGTACGCCTTGCGTCTGAATATACCTGCCGGAACTCACTCTCGCATCGGCTCCACGCATAACGCGATAACAGCATATTGCCGACGATGCAGCCAAGAACCACAAACGCGGGCGAGATGTTAACCGATCGCAGTACCGGTGCGATGTCGCGTATAACTCTACTGTACTGCAATCCACCGAGGCCTGAGATGCCGCAGTGTATATCCACCGCTGTGCATTGCTCGGCTCTCAAGGCGATGAGAGAATCATTGATGCTGATTGTAACATGACGCTCGCGTGATGGTCGTCTCGCATATCCGCGTATGTTTGCGATCATCTGTTGCAGAGCATAATCATGCATGAGATGCGCCGGGAACGGTTGATCTATCACGTCAGTCTGTGTGATATTGCGCAGAGCAGCCATGTGACGGGCAGCCTGCCACAGGTCCCGCTCAGCACGTGTGCGGATCATTGCATCGAGATGCAACCGGAGTACAGGCAGAATATCACGCATGTATAACCTCACAGTACAGCCGCAGATCTAAACATATCATCGATCTGGTTGTCGGTTAACCCAAGGTAGACACCAATAGCCGCCACAGTTGGCGAGTCTCTGCGAATCTCTGTCGCATATTCCCACTCGATCTGTATCTCTGCTGATGACGCAGCAATAGCCTCCTCTACTGCCGTTAGAAGATTATTCTGCAGGAGGATCAGTCGGGCCTGCCTCGGCGATATGCTTGCCGGAACAGGCAACACTGGCGGAACAGGATGCTCTGTTACTGTTTGCGTGTCTGGATCGTAACACGGTTGAGCGATCCCCTCGACAAGCGCATGGTCGATCTCATAGACATTGCTGATCGAGGGCTGCGGGCAATCGAATGTCCCGATAATCCTGTTGTAGTCTGCTGGATCAATTTGTACAAATACTGTCATTGTGTTATCCTCCTGTGGTTAACTATTGCGAGAGTCAAAATAGCCGAAGAGCTGGACGGTGGTCTGGTGGTTACCGTCCAAGTAACTGCCAGTCCGCCTCATTGCTATTTGTGATGATGTGTCAGTGTATATCAGCATGTTAGTCGCGGATGAAACCCGATCGAATGGGGAGTCAATATAACGAGACCCAACCACACCCCTGAAGCTGCTGTCCCAGAGTACACTATTCGGCACCTGCGATGTCTGAGATGGGTCCTGTACTGATATTGCCAAGTTGGTACCTGCAGCCGCCAGTCCGCAGCTTATAACAATATCAGCCAGCACTCTGATTCCAGCCGGCGTGCCGAGGCTGTATAACGCTCCTGAGGTTGATATTGCGACGCCGTTGATCGGCACTCTCACGGTCTCATACAGATGCCAGTCACCCCTTTGAATGACTCTAATCAGGTTAGCCGATCCGTCTGTTGTTCGCGAGGTTATCCGACGCTTCCGCGTAAATCCAGTTGGTAACGTTGGGTTGAGTGACGTACTAACACAGTAATCTACTGTAGTGCCGTCCGAGTTTGAAATAGCAAAGACATGATAGGTAGAGTTAGGCGACAAGGACGACGCACCAACCAGTTTGCCCTGATTGTTTCCAGCGGACCAAGCTGCATTGCAGTTGATCGTCCATGCAGGTAACGTGATAACCGCTGCCCGATCATCAGTAGCATAAAGGCCGGCGGTTATATCGAGATGTGTGTTAGGGTTAGTCGCGTTAGGCGTAACGTCACCACCAATCTTGATGTGCGGGCCGTAAGCATTGCTGACAGCGGTCTGCAATGCTGTGATAGCCTGTTGTATTGCCACAATCTCTGCCAGCCTGATGATCTTACCCAGCCCCTTGTACGACACACGCACCGTCTTACCGTTATCCGCAGGATTAAACAGTATCACGCCTGTGCCATACTCAGCATCACCCTCATAATCGACCCAGAATTGGTTAGCCGACGGGGTTATGCGGGCAAGCTGCTCGGTAAACGGTGCGGTGGTAGAGTTATCCACAACGGTCACACTGCTCGGATTGGTCCTCTGCGGTGACTGCGTTAACCGAATGCCATAAGCGTTCATATTTTCCAGCCACGCGATAGTATGCAGCTCGTTGGTGATCTGCTGAGGGTTAAACTGTCCTGTTAGTGGATTATATCGTATCTCGCTCATCGTATCTGTCCTACCATTTTCGCGTCATTAGCCTGTTGTTGTAATGCTGATACATAATCATATACCCGCCTCGGCGGCGGACCGAACTCGGCTGAACTGATCATGATACCGTCCGGAGCGAACTTGTACGTGGCCTTTGTTAACTCTGCAATATAATGTTTAGAACCGACCACATCGAACTGGATGCTGTCAATCCAGACACGCCGGAATGTACCTGCATCGTCGTCAATGATGATACCGACCTCATTGATATGACTCAATCCAAGCGAGCTTATGTCAACCTCAATCGGTATCCAGACATTCGCGACGTTAACCGGCAGCGCGAACAGGTGCTGCGTAAATGACCCGTAACCGATACCGAAGCGTAGCCACGTGCTTGAGTTTATTGTTGTTCTGGCATATAACCGGACCTTCTTGATCGTGCCCTTAACGTTAACCGACGATCGCAGTTGTGCTGTTGCAGCGTTAGACCATTCAAGCTTGAGGCTGCCGGCCCCGGTGACCAGTATATCTGTGTCTACTGTAACTGATAGATCAGACGATGGTGGAGCGTTAACCGTCCACTGCGCTGCATTGTCGCATTCCTGCGCAATGATCCTGTGAGTTGACACTGGCATAACGATCCGATACAGACCGGGCCGCAGGTAGTCGTCTGGTGACCTGATAGGAATGCCGCTGATTGATATGTAAGGTTTTGGGTCCTTATGTTCCGCAAGCAGTGCATCTGCTACTGCTTCACAATCCGCATCTGAGAAATATCCGGGCATCTGATAGTTAAGCACGCGCTCACCATATCGGGCCCGTGACGTGGCGTCACTGCGCACCGCGGCAACGACCCAACCTGCTCCACCAGAGCCTTTGCCCTGTTGACGCTTAACGACGATAGTGTTATAAACAACGTTATCCACCTGCATCTCGACCTCGATGCTCTCGCAGCTAACGCCGGCCCAGAACGTACGCAGGATGTTATTGTTCCGACGATAGTAATAAAACTCACCATCGCCATTAACGCCCCAGTATGCGTTAGCCATGTCGGAGTATGTCTTAAGTATCTTCTCGATCTCTGCGTTAGCCAGATCGTTAGTCGATACGACTGGCGTGTCTGTATCAGTCTCGATCAGCGATGCATTGTATTTGATACTTGTGGCTGGTGCGATTTTATTGAGCGCGATGTCATTGACTATCTGGCCGACGTCTATCGGCGGGCTGTACTCTCCTTCAAGGTTAACCAGTGATAACTCCTTTCTCAGTCCAAATCCTTTATAAACATATTGCGTGTTGCCTGTGCTGTCGTCCGGGGCACTTTCGATTGATCCGACGAACCAGTTAAACTGAGTATTGAAGACGTTAACCGACACCTGCATAATCGGCTCAAGCGGCCACGGTGGTAGCTCATTGAGAGTGAGCTTGAAATCTGCGCATCCATGTTCATCGATTGTGAACTCCAGTGAGTGGACTAAAGTCCGCTCAATATCTGTACGTATCCGGCCGAGTAACGCACCGCTTGACGTCGCGAACGTAATATCAGCGATTCCGCCTCGACGACCCGAGCTGCGAACGTATGGCGTTAACCGATACGGCTTGCCATAGATCCAGCCGCCAAACATGCCCCGGCCGGATGCTGCTGATCTGCGACTCATCGCAGCCACCTCTCTCGCCATCTAACAGTGATCTCTGCGTTAGCATACCCGGACTCGTAGACGAGTGTATTCGCGCCCGGAAACAAACGTATCAGCGTTGATCCGTCGGCTAACGATGCGGCGGATATATCTGAGTTATTGAGGATTATTGATCCATCAATGCTGCTGATGACGATAGTGCTCCCAGCGTTAAACTGAGAGACGCCCAGCTCAATAAACTCTCCTGTTGTAACGTTAGTTAACCGAAATGCCGGGTTAGCCGCCTGCGCGGTCACCTCAATGACAGGATACGCTATACGCCTCGATGTGTTAGTGACTGATAACGTTCCACCTGTACCGATCCCGCCCGACGGAGTCGATGCTGTATATTCTGTCTGCGTCTCCCAGCAACCATCGAGCATGATCATGTTGATCATGCCTCGACCGATACGCATGTCAAGGCCGTCCTGTGTTGTTATATCCTCTGAGGATAACGCGACACGGGCCCTCAGTGGTAATGAGCCGCCGTCATCCTGATCATCATAAACATAGATCGGAGCATAACGACTGTCAAACATGCTGATAATGTCATCATAGGCGTCTCTGTATGATGTATCACTGTCTGCTGTTATATCAATGCCGATCTGCAATCGTCTCGCTCCTACGCTGTTATCGCCCGTAAGTATAACACCATCGCGACCGTAACGCTCACGAGCTCCGGTACGGGGCTCGACGTTAGACGTGCGCACACTGTTAACACTCACTTTCGCACCAGAGGCAAGCGTTATCCGCTCCTTTGTGTCGAGCGTGAGCGTTCTAACTGTGTTAACTATCCTGAGTGTCCTCATCAGTATAACCTCTGTTGCACACGTTCTGCGAGGGCAGCGGCCAGTCTGTCTATCATTGCGCTGTCCATGTTACCGTTAACCACGATTGCCCCCGGCTCGATAGTGATTGCTACACTGTTTTTGGGCTCTGATATGTACTGGTCCAGCCGTGTCGTGAGGTCACGCGATAGAAACGCCTCACCGCCCTCCGCGTTAACCATGACGCCACCCTGTGCATGACGCGGGCCCTGTATAACACCACCTTCGGCAGCAAACAGTTCGGCAGGTGGGATATACTGCTGCGATGATATCAATGCGCGCGATAGATGATAAGCCTGTGTAGCCTGTGCTATAAGCGCAGCGGTTAACGCCGGGCCGAGGAATGGACCAATTAAAGGTAATGCTGCAGCCAGCGAAGCCCCGGCCTGAACCGCAGACATAATGCTCATAGCATAGCTGATCGTAGCCTGAGCCAGTTGCAGTTGTTTAGAGGCCTGAAATGCTCGATATTCTAACATTGTTCGCATTATAAGGCCCTGCTTCTTAACGCGTGCCTCTTCCTCTGCATGTCTCTGTTGCGCTTCGGTTAACGCCTGATTCTTTGCCTCCTCGGCAGCCTGTATGGCAAGAGACAGTTCATCGTTACCAGACTTTATCTTCCGGTTCTTCTCTTCTTCAGAATCGAGTATACGCCGATTGTACTCTGCATTGATACGCTCGACGTATAGCCTCCAGTCCTCTTCCAATTGCGTTCTGTTGAGAGCGCGCAGACGTTCTGATTGTTGTTCTCGTTCCATTATAGCGAGCTTCTGCTCAAACTGCCTGCGTTCAGACTTGATAAACTCATCACGCTCCTGTTCAAGCGCACGTTTGCGCGCCGCGAACTCCTCACTGATCCAAGCCATCTTTTCAATGTGAGCTGATCGTAATATCGCAATCTTCGCGTTCTCGGTCTGTTCGATCATCTTGATCTCGCGCTCGTGTCTCTGTTTCATCTTGAGGAGCGCGACGTCCTCGAGGAATGAGATCTTGTCGATCGTTGACCTGATCTTCTCAATGGTTAACCGCGATTGCAGCTCCATGTTTTTCATCGCACCGTCGAAAACTTTGCGAAAGCCCTCGTCGATCTTCTCAGCGTGTTTTGTTATCTCTGGCAGTACCTTGTTGTCCGGGAATAATTGCGAGGCTAACATCGCGAAACCTTTTGTATAACTCTTCGCGAATGCCTCTGCAAGACTCTCGCCAGCTATGTCACCTGCGGCCTGTGCAACTTCTTTCGATTTTTCTTTCAGTTCGTCTATTGCTTCGGCTGTCTCTTCTATCTTTTCTGCTGCCTCTGGTGATCTGGTGATAATGTCGCCGAACAGTCTGCGTATTTCATTCCCCGCTTCCGCAGCTACGCGGCCCGACTCGACGAACGCATTTTTCATGCCTGTTCCAATCGATTCAAAGGCCTGCTTGATTCTCTCTGGCCCACCACCCTGCACCCACGCGATAAGGCTATCAGTTGAGAGCAGTGCTCTTAACAGCTCGCCTAACTCTCGTATAACGTTAACCAGTGGCGATGCTGCACTGACAAGACCAGTGATCAGTGTGTGTAACGCGCGAAATCCACCTGTTAGAGCTGTTATCGTTGCCACTGTTGGAAACAAAGCAGCCTTGATGACGGATGCAAATATGTCGATGCCTTTGGTCATATCAGTGATCTTCTCAACGATCCCTGACATTGATTTAATGGATATTGCATCAATAAGGCTGTTGAACGCATCGCGGGCCTGCGCGAGCAGGTTAGTCACAGGCGCGAAGAAAGATGCAAACCGGTCCCATTCGCGATAGAGCTTGAAGACTGCCGCGGTTAGCACCGCTACAGCCGCAGCGATGCCTGTTATAATAAGACCAACAGGGTTAGTCACAAACGCTGCAGTGATAGCAGCACCTGCGGCCTGTATGCCGGAGATCAATAATGGTAATGCTAACACAAGCGCACCGATCGCTGTGCCGACCGTTACAAACGTTACGATCATGTCTTTGACCGGCTGTGACAGGATCATCCATGCCTCAAGCATCCCCTGCACCGCAGCGTTAACCGCGAGCAGCGCAGGTTTAAGCAGGTTGTTAAGCGTCATGCCTATGTCGGATAACAGTGAGCCGAAAGTTCCCTGAATCGTTGACAGAACGCCGTTAAACGTTGCGGACTGTTCCTGCATCATGTTAAAAAACAGGCCGCCTTGCGATGTCATGTCTGCGAAGGCTTGATGCAGGTCCGTGAAGCGGATCTTGCCTTCGCTGCCTAACTTCTTTACCTCACTCTCTGCAACTTTGAATTGTTGTGCGAGTTGTTTGATGATCGGAACGCCTGCTTCGGATAACTGATTGAGCTCCTCAGCCTGCACAACGCCGGCCGTCATGGCCTTGCCATAAATCAATGCGAGCTCATTGAAATCTTTACCGGTACCCGCCGCGATATCGCCAATGATGCGAAGACGCTCTGCGATCTCGTCTGCGTTAGCTCCGAATGCGAGAAGCTGTTTACCCGCCTTGAGAATCTGGTCGTTCGTATATGGAGTAACGTTAGCCAGTGTGTTCAGTTCGTTAACCAGCGCACGTGTAGCTGCCTCACTACCACCGAGCAGAGTCTTGTATGATACAAGCGTCTGCTCCATCGCAGCACCTGCAGAACTGACTGCAGCAAATGCTGCTGTTATGCCGGCGACGGATAACCCTGCCCCGATACCGGAGAGAACCTCGCGAAGGGACACTGCAGACGACTCCACGTCGTCAAAGGAATCGATCATCTCCTTCGCTGCGTTATCCACAGCGTCGCTTGTTTTATTGACGTTCGTCGCGAAAGTCTGACTGGCCTGACCGGCCTTCTTGATCGGCTCCGTGAAGTTGTCCTGCAGGACTATACGACCGACGATTGCGCCCACGTCAAATGCCATCGTTAACCACCTTCGCTTTCGCGCTGCTGTGCCTCTCTGATCCTCTCGCGGATAACGCTCCAGCCATCCGGCAATCTCTCATCGTCTTCGCCGAGTAGCTGCTTGAGATTGCGCTGCATCCTGTTGAGTGCTGCCGATTTGCGTGCATGATCCCTCTTGTCCGACGCAGGAGAGCCGAGAGCGATTGCGTTAACCAGCATCAGGCGGTCGTATAACTCCAGAGCATCAGCCGCCCGCTCAAACGACTGAAACTCATATACTCGCATGCGATTGATTACCTCAATCGATACGCCGAGGCGAGTTAACCTCAGGATGCTGAATGCGCGCCGGGTCGTTTTTTTTTGGTCTCGACAGAGACCGCATCATCAGCACCCATTGCCCGATTGACAGCATACGCAATCATCTCGCGCAGACGATTGATGTTGATGCCAGCCAGATCATCGATCGTAATGGTCGGGCAGAGTAACTGTAGCTGCCTGATAGCCAGCTCGATGGCTCTTGTTGTAGCATCCTGCATTCCCGCTTCGTCATCTGGATCAGCGGTTAACCTTCGAGCCTCATCGGCCAGCCTGCGATACTCATCCCATGCCCCAACATCAAGCACGCGAATCCTGTGCTCGACCACAACGCCATTTCTCTCGATGCCGATTGTACCGGCATAATCCTCTGCGCGAAACACTTTCATCTCTCATCTCTCCGTTATCCGATGGTTAACCATCACGCGTAATTGATGCCCCAGAACGTCGGACGACCAAGTGCGTCCAGATGGTTCGGATCAGCGTAACACGTGAGCGTGACCTTGATAATCGATTGCGAAGCTGCATCAAACGTTCTCTCGATTGATCCAGACGGGGCAGCTCTCCAGATTCTCAGCGTGTCCTGCGGCGCAGTAGACTCAGCACCACCATAAACGCGAACGATCTTGACCTGCTTCCAGATGTCGCTATCGCGTTGACCGAGCGGGACTGCGAACGTGACGTTAGTAATGTTGTTCGAACCATCCTTCACGATATGGATGCCCTGAATCATCGCCTTGACGCGTTCCTCAGTCGCGTTAGTCAACCCGAGCTCGACCTCCATAGTCGTCCCGGTAACGCCACGATCGGCAGCAGTCGATCCATACTGCGAATAATTTAGATCCGTCTTCTCATGGCTTGCGCGGATAACCACAGAATCCACACCGCCAAGGAACAGGTTAGCCCCCCCAGTCGCAGTGTCCCAGTAGACGTTACATGGTCCGAAATCTAATTGATCAGAACCAAAAACCCAGTTTGCCATTGTTAAGCTCCTTGTGAATAGTAGTATAGCATCTCATGCTGTGCTGCCTCTCAGGCATCAGTATAAATGATTGCGTTAACCGGAATACGTCAACACGTATTCTGAGCGATACGCGAACAGTCCATCTGCATCCCTGCCCATCGGATAAGGTCGATTGATCGCGTGCATGTAAATGACAGTAATGACCACACCGTCAGTGCCCTGATCGGGATGCGGAGGCAGCGTCAGATAATGCCTGTCTCTCATCGCGTCGAATATCAGCCGGGCAGTGATATAACACTGGTACATATTGCTATCTCTCACTGTAATCTGTACGTGATCATCTGATCTGCGATCCGGATAACCGGTTACCCGCCCCGGTACGGTTAACACCTCAACGCGATTATGAGGAGATTGTTGAGTAACACCATCAGCGACAAACGTAATCGACGGAAACTGCTGCTGCAACCAGTGCAGCAAATTGTAGATCATTGCCCGCCTCCGAGATAACGTCGCAGTCTGTCTGATACTATGCGCGTGTAACGATCGCGGAATCGGTTGAGCTTGAGTGACAGGAACAACCCGCCTACTCCACCAGCCTGAATGCTCTTCGGTCCGGGAGTTAGAATGCGCCCGTCGG